ATACGGCGACCACCGAGATCTACACACTGCATATCGTCGGCAGCGTCAGATGTGTATAAGAGACAGGTGTAATTTAACCGTTGAACAACCTATTAGGAATCAACCAATGTTTGAAATGCCAGAAGCGGGTTTATCAGTAGATGAAGCCGTAACCAAATTTAAAGCATCACAAGATACGGACTCACCAGTTGAGCAGCCAGAAACTAATGATGTTGTTAATGTGTCGGAAGATACGCCACCGGAAGAAGCCGAAGAAGTAGTGGAGGCTGAAACCGAAGAATCTGTTCATGAAGCAAGTGAACAGGCTACCAACGATGACGAAGCAGGCGACCTTTTTTACGATGTAGATGGTGAAGAAGTAAGTGCAAGCACAATCAAAGAGTGGAAGTCTGGGAGCATGATGCAGTCAGATTATACGCGCAAAACGCAAGCGCACGCTGAAGAAGTTAAGCAATTCAATATCGATAAAGAATCGCTTAACACTAAACAGCAACAGCTTGACGTTGCATTGGCAGAGTTTGAAGCGATCAATGGTGAAGAAGCCATAAGCGCAGAAGACCTGGCAGACTTGCGCGAATATGAGCCAGAAAAATACATCGAACATATTGAGAAGAAGCAAAAACGAGCTAAATTGATTGCAGATTCTAAGGGCCTAGCTAGTAAGAAAGGCACTGATTTTCAGCAAGAATATAGCGCATTTGCCCAGTCTCAGGACGGATGGTTAGAGAATAGCCAGCCAACAGCCAAAGCTACTGCAGATATCGCCGTGATGACGAAATACGCAGACGCTAATGGTTATACTAACGATGACTTATCAGGCTTTACTAGTCGAAACTTTAAGACTTTACTTGATGCCGCTAAATATAACGAAGGCAAAAGTAAAGCTGATGTGATGACTAAAAAGGTGCGTAAAGCTCCACCAATTACGAAGCCAAGACAACAGGCTAAGACAACGTTGCAGACTGAAATAGATGTAGCCCAGGCTAAGTTTAAACAATCTGGTAAGGTTGATGATGCCGTTAAATTGGCTCGTTTAAAACGACAACTTAACAACTAATTAGGAGCTATTAAAATGGCTGATTACAGTACCTATGATGCGGTCGGAAACCGTGAAGATTTAGCCGATATGATTTGGAACATCTCGCCAACTGCGACCCCTTTCTTATCTGCTATTGCTAAAAACACCGCCACCGCAGTAAACCACGAATGGCAAACTGACGCTTTAGCAACCCCAGCTAATAACGCCACCGTTGAAGGCGCAGCAGCAACAGATACCACCATCGTACCAACTGTACGCCTTGGTAACTTGACCCAGATTGCTAGCAAAGTGCCTAGCGTATCTCGTACACAGCGTCAAATTGATTCTGCTGGCCGTTCTGATGAGATGACTTACCAGATTATGAAAATGGGTAAGGAATTGAAGAATGATATTGAGTTTTCAGTATTAGCTAACAAAATCAAAGTAACTGGTGATGGTACATCTACCGCGCGCGAATGTGCAGGCTTACCTACTTACGTTGCTGACAACCTTAGCTTAGGTGCAACTGGTGCCGCTCCAACTGGTGACGGTACTGACGTGATTACCGAAGGTACGCCACGCGCATTAACTGAAGCATTCTTGAAAAGCGTGCTTGCTCAGTGTTGGGATGAAGGCGGCGACCCTGATTTGATCCTAGCTGGCTCATTCAACAAACAAGCTATGTCTGCTTTTGTTGGTGGCGGCACAAGTGGCCCCGCTCAACGTACAGTAGACGGCGATAGTAAATCTGTTACAGCGGCAATTGATGTGTATGTATCGGATTTTGGTTCGCTCAAGGTTGTTCCTGCTCGTCATATCGACCAAAGCATGATGTATGTTTTGCAAACTGATATGTGGAAACTTTCTGAGTTATCGTCTATTACTTCGACACCGCTTGCAAAAACTGGTGATTTCGACCGTGAATTACTTAACGCTGAATATACACTTGAAGCATGTAATGCTAAATCAAGTGGCATAATCGCCGCGTTAACCGTGGCATAGACTTAGATAGTCAGATAAAAGGCCGCTTAATTGCGGTCTTTTTGTTTGTTATTTGATTGAATTGCCACAAAACGTTAAACTATACAAACATCATTAAGAGACTCCCAAAATGAACCCAGTTAAGCCAAAAGTATCAAAGCCAAAAAAGCAACGTGTTGATGTATTTACTCGTGTGTATTTCGACATCAATGAAGTTCGATGTAACAAAGGCGATGTATGCCAAGTTGAAGATACAGACGAACTTGAAAGATTGACCGAATTAGGTGTGATTAAATCAAAATTCATTGAGGTTTAAATGCGTCTACTCGACACAGATAAATTCACTGGCATAACTGAGCACGTTGACATTAAAAATGGGCGTGTTCATGTTAAAACCAGTCAAAACATTGACAGTGTTATCGACTTAAACACCGACAACCGAAACAATGCCGGTACAGGTTGGAAAGGTGACATGCATCATGTGGCACGTATCCCGATGGTAGTTGTTGAGCAGTGGCGCAATGAACTTAAAATATCAGGCGCACATGACACTAACCCAATGTCTGCTAATAACAAGAAATTCTTCATAGCCAAGCTGAATGATTACAATTATTCACGGTTAAGAACTAAAGCGGGGCGCATATAATGGCGATCACAAATTTCGATGAGTTATGCAAAGCCGTTATTAAATGGTCACACCGTGAAGACTTGGCATCATTAATACCTGATTTTGTCATGCTGGCTGAAGATGCTATGTATAACAATGACATGGAGCCGTTAAAATTACGCTCTATGGAAGTTACAGCGGAGATAGCCACGCCAACCCGAATCATTTCACTACCTGCTGATTTCGAGTCCTCAAGAAGCACCAGGTTAACGATTGACTACGGCCAATTAGTCTATGTAACACCAGAAGCTTTGAATAGCATTAGTGGAACAGGTAGGCCGAACTTCTTTACCATCGTAGGTGATACCATCGAGTTTGATATTGCGCCTGATACCTCGTACACACTGAAAATACAATATTACAGACGAGAGCCAGCGTTAACCGATGCTAATCAAACAAACACTGTACTCACCAATAACCCAGCCGTATATCTAAACGGTGCGTTATATGAGGCTATGCTTTACGCTCAAGACTTCGATCAGCAACAGGTTTACAGAGCGCGGTTTATGAGTTCAATCAAAGGCGCGAATAAGGCAGACAAGAAAGGCCGTTACGGTAATGCGCCAGCGGTCAAGATTGACAACAGTAGTTTACGCCCATGAAGTTTCAAACCTTACCTGTACAAATAACAGGCGCATCATATCAGAGCCGAAGCAGGCCGCTATCCAGTCAACGGACGGTTAACTGGTATCCGCAAGTGTCACAGCAAGCAAAAGAGCCGTTTGTATTAATGCCATTTGGAGGGTTATTGATTAACACGGTTGGCGAGGGTATTGATCGAGGCTTTCACCGAATGGCTGAGATACTTTATCAGGTTAAAGGCACAAGCTTGTATGAAATATCAAATAACGGCGTGGCGACACTCAGAGGCTCTATATTTGGTACTGATCGTTGCATAATAGCTGATGATGGTATCAATATGTTTATTGTATCCGTTACAGCGGTTTATCAGTACTCGACAGACACCAATGCGGTTACAATAGTTACCGATTCAAACATTGTAGGCTCACAAAGCGTTGATTTTATAAATAACCAATTCCTTTACACTAAGCCAAGATTTACCACAGTGTCAAACGTGGGTGACGGATCAACAGCCAGCGGATTAAATACCATTGGAGAAGAGACCGAGCCCGATGACATGGTTAGGGATTTTGTATTTGATGAAATTATTTACAGGTTTGGCAAGCGGTCAACCGTCGCATGGTATAACAGTGGCGTGGGCAATCCTCCAATTGAAAAGCTTCAAGGCCGTATCTTTCAAGTTGGTCTAGGCGCTATTCACTCAGTAGTTAGAACTGATGAAGCTATGTATTGGCTAGGTGATGACAACCGCGTTTACAGGTCTGCTACTGGTGCAAAAGAGGTGGTTAGCACTGACCCTATCAGTGATGAGATAGCGACCTATTCAGATTCTAGCGACGCGATAGGATCAGCTTTCACCATTAGCGGGCAGAACTTTTATTGCTTAACTTTCCCAACTGGAAACAAGACGTTTATTTTAAACGAGAGTTTAGGACAGCTAGGTTGGTCTGAATTATCTAGCGGCATGAGCGGCGATAGATACCAAGGCAGCAGTTTTATAGACGTGTACGGTAAAACGTACATATCTGATGTGGATAATGGCAGTGTTTACACATTAGACCTTAACACCTACACGAACAACGGCGACCCAATCAGGCGGGAGCGTGTTACGAATAGCGTTAATGGTGACTTGTTAGGCCGTAAAGGCTCTCGTGTTCAAATGTCCAAGTCTAAATTCATAATGGAAACCGGCGTTGGTCTTATTGATGGACAAGGTGACAACCCACGGATAATGATTGAATATTCAGACGATGGCGGCAGAACTTGGCGGCATGGCTCATGGCCTCGCGTTGGTAGGTTAGGCGAGTTTACATTACAGGTTGAGTTTTTTAATCTTGGAGTGTTTTACGATAGAATATTTAGAATAAGCACAAGCGACCCGGTTAATTATTCTATCTATTCAGGAACTATTGATTTAAGGCTGGCGGGCAACTAATGGCTGTTAATGTAAATCCACCACCAGCATTAATGATACCTAAGCGTTTTGCTGGCGACAGGGAAGCAGTCGCTTTCTTCGACCAGCAAAGGACAATACTTTTTCAGCTATGGCAAAGAACCGGCGGGTCTAATGACTTAATCAATAACAATGAGTCGGAAGGGTTTAACTTCCTAAACTCATT